GCTTTATATTCCGAGAGAACAATATAACGGAATAACAGAATTCGGCGAAGCACAATATAAGTACACCAAAATTTTTCCTTTGGAAATGTATATTGCCTCAGTAAATGGTTTTGAAGGACAGGGAGATATAATTTCTAAATTTGGTCTTGAAGTAAGAGATAAAGTAAACTTAATAGTATCAAGAAAAAGATTTGATCAAGAGGTAGGGGAAAGATACGGTATTACCAGACCGCGAGAAGGAGATTTAATTTACTTTCCCCTCAGCAAAGGATTGTTTGAAATAAACTTTGTTGAACATGAAAATCCATTTTATCAAGCAGGAAAATTGTACACTTATTTTCTAGTATGTGAACTCACCACAATTGACGGTGATGAGTTTAGAACCGAAAATAGTGAAGTTGATATAGTACAAGACGAAATAAAAACAAAAATTTACGAATTGTCTATTACTACTAGTGTAAATTCAGTATCTAGATATGCCGATGGTGAGACTGTTTATCAGGTGTACGGAGTTACTGGTGGTTCCTACTCAACGGCAACCGGAGAAGCAACTCTAATAAGACATGACTTTACAAACAGCAAATTATTGATTGCCGGCATAAGTGGTTCTTTTAACTATGCGGGACAAACAATCAGGGGAAGAAGATCTGGTGCAGAATTCTACGTTACCGGAATGACTGGAACAAATATAGTCATACCAATATCTCCAGTTACAAATGAAACACTGGGAGACAATGAAGTTATAGAAATGGACAAAGACTTTAATGAAATTTATGATTTTACTGACATTGATCCATTCTCGGAGGGTAATTACTAATGTTTGATTATTTTTACAACGAAACTCTTCGAAAAATTACTTTAGCGTTTGGTGGACTGTTTGATGAAATATACATCGAAAAGAAAACACCAGAAGACACAATAGAAAGAGTCAGAGTTCCTTTGACTTATTCTAGTAAAGAAAAATTCATAAGAAGACTAAACGAGGCAAGTTCTATTTCAAATAATGTAAAAATTGAAACGTATTTGCCAAAAATGTCATTTAGTATGGTAAACATGGGTTATGATGTTTTGCGAAAAGTAAACAAAGTAAATAGAAAGTTCAAAGTAACTGGTACAGGAGAAAACAGTAAAACATATCAAGGTTTTACAGAAGTTCCGTATAATGTTCAATTTGAAGTTGGTGTTTATACAAGAAATGTAGAAGATAACTTACAAATTATAGAACAAATCATTCCTTACTTTTCTCCAGAATTTATTGTGACTTTAAAAATGAATAAATTAGATACCCACGTTGATGTGCCTATAGTATTAACAGGTATCAATTTTACAGACACATATGATGGAGATTTTTTAACAAGAAGAATGGTAACATCAAATTTAAACTTCATAGCAAAGGCTCATGTGTTTGCAAAAGTTGTTGAAGGTGGTTCTGGAATAATTAAAGAAGTTGATGTTAATGTTTTTGAGGATGATGAACTATGAATGATAAAGTTCCACCGATATTTGACACAATTTCTGAAAGTCTCGGAGTCGAGTTCAATCCAAGCAAAAAAGAAATCACTTTACCAAAAGAAAAACTTGAAGAGCACGAAGAAAGAAAAGTTGAATCTGATTTTGAATATGCAAGAAAGAATCTTAAAGAACTTATCGATAAAGGAATGATAAGTTTAGAAAATGCAATTTCGTTGGCAGAAAGTCTAGATCAGCCTCGTGGTTTTGAGGTGGTATCCACCTTTGCAAAGCAACTAGCAGAAATGAACAAAGATTTAATGGATCTCCACAAGCAAAAGAAAGAGATTCAAAAAGAAAACATCACAGTAAATAACAACACAACAAATGCCATATATGTTGGTTCGACAAGTGATCTCCAAGATCTTATAAACAAAGATCGGAGCAGAAAGAAGGCATTAGGTAATGGGGAAGAACAAAGATAAAAGTTATCTAGGAAACCCAAACTTAAAGGGACCTGGTGTATCAATTGAGTTCACAAAAGAACAAATTGATGAATATGTTAAGTGTGCAAACGATCCAATCTATTTCGTAAAAAATTACGTTAAGATTGTAACTCTAGACAGAGGTTTAGTACCCTTTGAACTATACGACTACCAAGAAGACATGGTTCGTAAGTTCCACGACAATCGTTATATCATAGCAAAATTACCCAGACAGTCTGGTAAATCTACAACAGTAATTGGATATATTCTACATTACATACTCTTTAATCAAAATATGAGCGTGGCAATGTTGGCAAATAAACAATCAACTGCTCGCGAAATGTTATCAAGATTAAAACTTGCATATGAGTATTTACCAAAGTGGTTACAACAGGGCATCCTAGAATGGAACAAAGGTTCTATTCAATTGGAAAACGGATCAAAGATTTTGGCATCTTCTACTTCGGCTTCCGCTGTTCGTGGTGGATCGTACAATATGTTGTTTTTGGACGAGTTCGCATTCGTTCCACAAAATATTGCTGAAGAGTTTTTTAGTTCAGTGTTCCCAACTATTACTTCAGGTATCAGCACAAAGGTACTGATTATTTCAACCCCTAACGGCTTGAATATGTTCTATAAACTATGGAAAGGTGCAAATAAAAAAGCCGGAGATCCCGGTAAAAATGAATATGTTCCAATAGAAGTACACTGGTCGCAAGTTCCAATCACAGCCGGTGGAAAATTAAGGGATCAAAAATGGAAAGAAGAGATGATAAAGCAAACATCGGAAAAGCAATTTGAATCCGAGTTTGAATGTAACTTTTTAGGATCTTCTAATACTTTAATATCAACAGCAAAATTAAATTCAATGTCTTGGTCTGATCCAATATTACTAACAAAAGAAGGATTGACTGTTTATGAAGAACCAAAAGAAGATCATTTATATTTTATAACAGTTGATACTGCCAGAGGACAAGGTAGAGACTATAGTGCATTTACTGTAATCGACGCAACATCTTCTCCTTATAAATTGGTTTGTAAATTTAGAAACAATTTAATATCTCCTATGCTTTTTCCAACGGTCATAGAAAAAACAGGACACAAATATAATAAAGCATATGTGTTTGTAGAAATTAATGATATTGGTGGACAAGTTGCAGATATTTTACATAGCGAATTAGAATATGAACACATACTTATGTCTAGCATGAAAGGCAGAAAAGGACAAGTTGTAACTGGTGGATTTGGTAAAGGAGAAGCAGTATTTGGAGTTAGAACCACCAGTCAAGTCAAACGACTTGGTTGTTCTGTTTTAAAAAATTTAATAGAACAAGATAAATTGCTTTTAGAAGACTACGACATATTAAATGAACTAATGTCATTTGTTAGTAAAGCCCAAAGTTACTCGGCCGAAGATGGACACACAGATGATTTAGTTATGTCTTTGGTTTTGTTTGCTTGGTTGTCTCGTCAACCATATTTTAAGGAACTAACCAATTTGGATACTAGATTGGCTCTATTTAAGAACGAAATCAAACAATTAGAGGAAGATTTGGCACCATTTGGGTTTATTTCTACCTATGACGAAGAAGATACAAAGACTTTTACTGATGGTAATGATATTTGGAGTACAGAAAGACTAAAATAACCAAAACAATAAATAAAAGCAGTAAGGCATCTCTAGGAGATTAACATGGCAACAAGACCTAATGTACAAGTATCTGTAGTAGACAATTCATTCGTCATAGTAGGCGCAGAGGGAGCAAGCACACACGTTTCCGGTATGTTTAGCCTAACCACACCCTCGCTAGTTGATATATTCGGAACCACCGCAGAAAACGATCAAGGATACATGACAGTCACCTCTTTGGGTGACTGGGTAACTAGACTCAATGGTACAACTTATGGTGGAGTAACCGGACAAGGACCAACTGGTGGTTGGAAAACAGATTGGTATTCTGCATATAATTACTTGACATATGGTGGTGCTCTAAACATAGCAGAATCAGCAACTACATTCTTTGATACCTCTATTCTTCTAGATTCTGTCTTCACATCAACTCTAACTCAATCACAAGCAACAGCAGTCGAAAACACTGTCTCGGATAGAGCAGATTTAGTTGGAATTATTGGTGTAACTTACGCAGGATATACCGCCGGTGGCACCGTACCATCGGGTGTAACTTCCTCATTCACCCTAGCAGCAGATTCGAATATCTTTGCTGTTGGTGGAGAAAAAGTTATGTTGGGTCTTTCAAATAGCACAGTTGGCGAAAACTTTGTAACCATTCCACTCGCTTCTGATGCCGCTGGTTGCTTTGCTAGAACGGATAGAGATGCAAATGCTTGGTTCTCACCAGCAGGAACCCGCCGAGGTAGAATTCTTAACACAGTTCGTTTGATAAAAAATCCAAAGAACCTAGAACAAGATTACCTTTATACAGCCAAAATTAACTCTGTAATTGGAGTACCGGGTGAGGGAACATTCTTGTTTGGTGACATAACTCAAGAAGGAACTGCTTCTTCTTCTCTAACTAGAGTTAATGTAGTTAGACTCATCAATTATATCAAGAAGGTTTTAGGAAATACTGCAAGAACAGTTCTATTCGAAGTAAATGATTCTGCAACTCGTTCGTTGTTTGGAAATGCTGCAAACGGATTCCTTCAAACCATCAAAGAAGGAAGAGGTTTGTTTAACTACAGAGTAGTTTGTGATGAAACAAACAATCCAGCAAATATCATAGACGCAAATCAATTTGTTGCCGATATTTACATTCAACCAACCAAGTCCATCAATTACGTTAAAATTACTATAACTAATCTAAATACTAGCGTACAACTATAAGTAATTTAACACACGGAGAAATAACACATGAGTATTCATTCAATCTCAACATTTACTAGTAATTTTAACGGAGGAACAAGACCAAACCGTTTTAGAATTACTGGTTCAATTCCAGGCCTTGGAAACGCACAAGCATTTCATGAAACAGGTATTTACTGCTTGGCATCAACAATGCCCGAAAGCACAGTTGGTATAATTCCAATTCCATTTCGCGGAAGAATTTACAAATTTCCAGGCGATAGGCAATATTCTGAATGGAATGCAACACTCTTAGATGATACAGGAAATAATGCAACTTGGCAACTTTGGCACGAATGGTCACAAAGATTTAATAGTCACGAAGACAACATTGCAGCAGATAGAACTCATATTTCAGAGTTCTGTGCTGATCTAACCATTGAACAACTAGATCACCAATCTGATGCAGTTATTAAATCTACTCAATTAGTCAATGCTTGGCCTGTTGTGGTTGGACCAATTGCATTTGACATGGGTTCAGCAAATACACTAACACAATTCCAAGTAACTGTTGCATATAGTCACTACACAAGTCCAACCGTAAGAAATCCGTAAGGATTAAGAAAGTTCTTATATTATGGCATTACCTGATATATTTGGGTTTAGTTTTGGTAAAAAGAAGGAGCAGGAACCTAATCTAGAATCAACTCAGATTCCAGTAACACCTGAGCCTTACGACGGAACTTATACATTTGAAACTGGAGGAGTCTTTGGTACATCCATTGACTTCTCCGGTTCTATTAGGGACGAGAATCAATTAATAAACCAATATAGGGGAATGGCACTACATCCAGAGGTAGATGCCGCTGTAGAGGATATAGTTAATGAATCTATTGTTTCTGGTGAAGACAGAAAACCAATCAAACTAAATTTGGATTATGTCAATCTACCAGATACAATTAAGACAAAACTATATTTTGAATACAATCAAATATTAAAACTTTTAGACTTTACAAACAAATCACACGAAATTTTTAGAAGATGGTATATCGATAGCAAAATTTATTATTATAAGGAAATAGATAAACAAAATCCACAAAAAGGATTGGTTTCTTTAATTCCTATTGATCCAGTAAAGATCAAAAAAGTAAGAAAGATTGAAAAAGAAAGATCAAGAGTAGCAAATGGTCAAATTATACCATTTGTAAAAAAGATCGAAGAGTATTATGTTTATACAGACACCGACAAGGAAGCATTATATCCAACTACAC